TAGATGGTCTTATGCAGAACCTAAACATTGCGTTGAATGTGGTAAAAGGTTTGAATTAAGCGATAAGTAGTTATTAATTTTATACCGTGTTGTGTGCTTTTTTAATTGCATCACAACGCTAAGGCTATGCACTGATTTTTAACGGATTTAAAACACAAAACAAAAATGGATATTGAACAAAAAGTAAAAACTAAATTATTAATAAGAGGATTTAGTAATGAAAACCTACTTAATAACAGAGGTTTGATAGGTGCTACAACTGATGAAACTATACTTGAGATAGTTAAAAATTTGGGTATAGCCAATGTTAGGCGTAGTTCTTTTCACAAACCTAAAAAACAGCACTACACTTCAATAATAGAATTTGAAGTAGTGAAGCCACAACACGAACTTGAAACAGAAGGAGAGCGATTAAAACTATCAATGTTTGGAGAATATTGCCCTGACGCTTCACTACGTGGTTATGAATTGGAAGAACTTTTAACTAAACCACAGCACTACCGACCAAAGGTAATAGTTCAAATGGGCGAAACTGTTTCTTTGAATTACGCCTAACACCGAACCGCCAATTTATTATACACGCTGTTGTGTGCTGGGCGGATTATCAGCACAAAATTAATTTAAAGAGAAAATGGAAATTAATGAAATGGAAAAACAAATAACTGAAGATGCTTTAAATCACTATTGGCATTATGTTATGGATATGCTTGCTAAAAATAGTTTAGGCGATATTCAAAGAGCTAATTTAGAAATTGACAAAAAGAGGCTTAATGAGCTTTTAGAAAGGTTTAGGCAGCCTTGCACATAACGTGCAAAGCTAAGATTCAGTTTATTGATTTTAGCGAGCGTTATGTGTTGGAAGGCGATTATAATTTATAAACTAAAACAAAGGAAAGAAATGACAAAGCAAAAACTGGCAAAAAAAATAATAAAAATTGTAGATAATTACAGATTTTTTAATAATACAGACGAAGAAATTGAACGGGCTATTGAAAGCCTTTTTAGCGTATTAGAACCTAAAGACAAGGTACAGTTCGCTAAATGGGGAATGGATAGTGAAAAAAGTACAGCAGAAGAATGTTGGTAGATTGAAGCCTTCTTACACATAACGTAGGCTATCACCATTAAGCTTTAGGCGTAAATATAAGGCGTAACACGATCTTTACTGGATGGATAAAATAACGAACGGCAGATAACCTGCGCACGTAGATTTTTGCCCGATTGCTTAATTTGGAAGTGCGTCAGGTTGATTTGCTTGTTAGCCTGCTTCTTTGAACCGCGCACAAAATACGGTGATAGTATAATTTATTTTGTATTAATTTTATAAATATGCGTTTAAAGGCCTTAGACAATGATTGTACGGGAAATTAGTTATGTAGAAAACTTGCACTAATATATACTAATTTCGTATATTGAAGGGAGGCAAGTAAGCAATCTTAACTTAATGACCAAGACGATGAAAGCAACAATAACAAAAATAGGATTTGGCCCAAAAGCAAAAGAACCAGAAGAAGCAAAACAATTTGATTATAAGGCTTCTTTGGTTGAGCATACTAATTACCCACATGAAGGCACGCACCTTGAACCAGAAGCCAAAGTATATATTAATGATGAATTTGGGTGGGTTAATGCGCAGATTTTTGACCGCGAAGGACAAGTGATGCTAAGTGTTTGCGAATATACAGCAAAAGGAAAATTAGCCGCTGTATTTCAAGCTGATGAGAGTCCAGATGAAGTTGTTGAGTTTTTTGCTAAGGAACAAAAGATAAAGGCAAAAGAAAAAGCACAGCAAGACGAGTATCGACGTTCACAAATGTATGATTATTAACATGGAAGTTCCAGAAAATCTCCCCTACAAATGGCAGATAGAAGAAGCAATCCGTAATAATAATTTGGAACGTTGCTTGGATCAATTAATGCAAATTGCAGAAAATAACGAACGGATAATTAAGGAGGCACTTAGAAATAATACTACGTTAAGGAGATTAACCTGGGAAGGTAATAGCATTATTGGTTATGAAGAAGTTGATAATATTGATCAAAAATTAGATAACCTAACGAGAGACGCCTATCAGGCCTACAAGAAAATTAAGCTTGTTGAAAAATGGGCGAAATCTGAGGGATTATTATGAATGACGCAGAATTAATGAAAACCCTACGCTCCCAGCTTGGCCTTACACAATCACAGATGGCCGAGCGATGCGGCTATGGGAGCCAGACGCGGATTTCAGATATTGAGACTGGCAAAGAAAACCTTTCCGGCCCTGCAAGAAAGCTGCTGGAAGAACTTAAGGAGAAAGCAGGCTAACGTTTAAGCTAAGGCTTGGAATTTGAGGAACGAAAATTATAAACTTTAGGTGGTGTTAGCCATCTTTTAAAATTACGGAATATGAGCAATAGAAATCAAAATTACTCAGGTAACTTTTTTGGAGCTGAATTTTTACAGCACGTTTACGAACCAACCGAAAAAACAACAAAACACCTGTTAGAAAAATATAACCATACCTACAAAAAAGGAGACAAGGTAAGAGTGCGAAAGCCACACAAAAAAAGCAAGTATGGAACTATTGATTTTTGCTTTTACACAAGTGAAGGGCAATATGGTGGTAGGTTTGGCGGTGGAACTTACCGAGCGTATAGGTTAAAAGAAGGTGGTATGTACTACGAACACGAAATTAAAGAACTAACGTAGTAATTTTTATTGTGGCTAACGTAGGCTAACATGAATAGAAAACAACAAATAATATGGATGTAGAAACGATAAAACAATTCTTAAAGTCTCATCCGGCAATTAATGCCTCTGCTTTTGCACGTGAAATTGGAATCTCAAAAAGATACCTGGATTATATATTGACCGAAGAACGACCGTTGACAGACACAACGGCTGATAAATTAAGACCGGTCATGGTTAAATATGGGTGGCAAAAAGCGTCTTGGTGAACTTTAAATTTTAATGAAAACAATAAAAGATATGAAAAACAAGGTTTTAGAAATAATAGATAAATTTTGCAAAGATGAGTTCACAAGAGATGAAGCAGAAAGCCTTTTGTTGGGTTTGTCTGGTGTTAGCGGTGTTGAAGAACTGAATCAAAAAATTGACAATAATATCTCAAGAATAAAAGCGGAGATAAAAAAGAAAATAAATGAAAAAAACATTCTGCGGACTCAAATCGAAATACTTAATCAAGAATTATGGGAACTTGAAAAATTAATGTATAATGAGGAAAGCGTTTTCCATTAGCGGAAGCCCACTAAAAGCCGATTCTCTGAGAGTGTCGGCTTTTTTTTTCACTACTAATTTAAAAACCATACCATACCATGCCAAACGTCACTCTCTACGAAAATGTACGCAAAACTTCCGGTATAAATGTTCAACTTCAATCTATACTGGAGGCCATAAAAAAAGGAAAATGGAAAGAACCCGTACAGACCTACAGAAACAAACCAAACCAGAAATTAAAAGAACAAACCACAGCCGTAACAATTTCCGGAACTTTCGATGATGCCCGTAAAGCCGACCAGATAAGTGACCACTCCGGGTATATAGCAATGGACTTCGATAACATTGAAAACGTAGATCAAGCCTTTGAAATTATTAAAGCCGACCGCTACACATCGGCGCTATTCAAATCAATATCCGGAAATGGGCTATGTGCTATCGTAAGAATAACACCCTCCAAGCATAAAGAAGCATTTTACGGCCTCGAACGCTATTACTTGTCTAAATACGAAATGGGCATAGATCCCAGTTGCAAAGATGTATCCAGGCTGCGCTTCATATCCTACGACCCCGACCTATATTATAATGCCAATGCCGATCTATTCGACGATTACGTACCAAAAAAGAAAGGCCGAAAACCAAAAATACCTACCTATTTCACAGATGAAAATGACTTCCAATATGTGATGGATCAGATTACATCCAAAAAATTAGACCTGACTCGAGATTACAACGACTGGGTGAAACTGGCATTCGCTATATATTCAGAATTTGGCGAAGCCGGTGAGCATTATTTCCAAGCCGTATCACAATTTCATCCCGACTATTCACCCCGACAAACAGCTACCAAATATAAATCGGCCCGCAGCGGTGGGCCCATAAATATATCATCCTTCTACTACCTGGCAAAACAGGCCGGACTTGACATAACAAGTCCTGAATCACGGAAAATAGTGCGACAAGCTAAATTCGCACGAAAAGGCGGCCGCAATACAGACCAAACACAGGATCAGCTTGCAGAAATAGACGACATACCCCACGAACGCTCCGAAAATCTCGTTAAACAGGTGTTCAATTCAGACAAAGTAGAAAACCCAGATGATGATGATACTCTGGGAGAAGTTATCGAATACCTTCGCACTCAGCATAATATCATATATAATGAAGTTGATATGAAGTATTATGACGATGGGCAATATATCAACGACCGTGCCCTAAATAGCATATATATCAATGTAAAAACGGCTATCCCAAAAACAACAAAAAAACTGACCGAAGAAGTGTTATTTTCAAACAGAACAAAATCAGTCAACCCTATAAAGGATTTTTTTTCCGCACATAAAAGGAAAACAAAAAATAGCTCAATACGAGCTCTTGCCGACTGCATAGTAAGCCCTACGGGGATGGATGATGATAATTTTTTTCCAGACTATGTACACCATTTCCTGAAAAAATGGCTTGTCGGCGCCGTCGCTATGTGGCATGGGTCACACTCACCCCTAATGCTGGCACTGGTCGGCGCCAGACAAAACACAGGTAAAACACACTTCTTCAGGTACCTGTTGCCTGATGAGATGCAAAGATATTATGGCGAGATCCAAATGGACGGATCAAAAGATGAGTCCATTATGATGACTGCAAAAGCAATATTGCTCAATGATGAAATGAGTTATTCTAAAAGATCTGACCTTGCCACAATCAAGAAACTTTGTACATCGCAATGGTTTAATCTACGGCCGCCATATGGGCGTGTTTCGGAAGATCTCCGGCGAATTGCAGCCCTTGGAGGAACATCCAACAACATAGAAATAATTGACGACCCCACCGGAAACCGGCGTATTATTCCCATAGAAGTGACTGAAATTCCACATGACGGATATAATAATGTAGACAAAATAGATCTGTGGATGGAGGTCTATAATGAGTGGAAAAATGGATATCAATATCAGCTTGATTCAACGGATATTGAAATACTGAAAACCAATGCACAGAAGTACGAAGAATCAAGCCTGGAGCGTGAACTTATTCAGGGTTTTTGCCGGAAACCAGAGAACCATGAGAATATAAATTCCAATTATCACACCAATTCGGATGTGAAAGTCTATCTTGAAAACCAGACAAACCAAAGATTGAGCACCCGAAAATTAGGAATAGAATTAAAATCTTTGGGTTTTGAACAGTCCGGAAAAAAACTTGATGGGAAATATAAAAGAGTTTATTTCATAAAATTACTGAAAATAGGCGGATATTAACATATTTTTACATTTATGTGTTTATTCATAAGTCTATGCCGCACATGAATTTAAAAATATAAAACACATATAACACTTTTTTTTGATGAGCTCAAAGCCTATATAATAATTAAATCAACCACTATACCACTACTATAATACTATTATTATATATATATATATATATATATCTGTTTATCTGTTTTGAAACCCTGTAACTCCTTGGAACACAAAAATTTAAATCGAAAACACATAGGCATATCTATCCGTTTACTATCTGTTTACCTGTTTTGACCTAAAAACCAATAATTAACCCATGGCCAACCAACCCGAACTAAAACTACAGCAACAGTGCTACCAGTACTTTCACAACACATACCCCAACCGGCGCCTTACACTATGGCGCGTAGAAAACGAACGCAAACGCTCTCGATACCAACAGTCCATTGCTAAATCTACGGGGCTAACGTCAGGCGTGGCAGACTTGCATTTGTTAAACGACTCCATGTACCACGCTATCGAATTGAAGGCATCCACGGGCAAATTAAGGGCATCACAGAAACAATGGCGAAATGCAATTCAAAAACAGGGCGCACAGTATCACATCATCCGATCATTAGACGAATTTAAATCACTCATTCAATGGATCTTAAAATCTTAGCCAAAATCTGCAGCTGCTTTCCAAAAGGTACACTGAGCGTGCCACTCCTCGGCGCATCCTATATCATCGATACACACGGCGAAATTATAGGCCACTTCGATTACAGCAGTAGCCGGATATTTTTAACCACCACATACAGCCATGCCGCAGCCGCCGCTACCGTATTGAAAAAAGCCGGACTAAATTATGAAATGGTTGACTATGTCATAAAGGAGTAGTATATTCGTATATGATAAAAGATAAAGATATAGTAATCCGAGTAGGGCCCGAAATAAAAGGCAAAATTAAAAAACGCGCAAAATCCATGGGAATGAGTATGAGCATGTATCTACGATTCCTTGCAATTAAAGACCTAAAAAACAACGACCAATGAAAAAAACCTTAGCACTGAAAATAGACCTGACCAAAATAAATAAAGACCGCATATACCACTCCGAAAAAACAGGCGCTAAATACCTGGATGCCGTTTTATTCTATAATTCCGAAAAAGACCAGTACGAAAATAATGGGATGATTACTGAATCTGTCTCGAGAGATGAACGCGCCGAAGGAATCCAAGGCAATATCCTCGGCAATGCAAAAGAATTAGGCGGTACACAACAAACAGCAACAACCAGTGGTGTAGATATAGATGAAGATATCGACGATGATTTACCCTTTTGATGATATGCACTGGACGGTCCATTGCCCTGAATGCGGAAAAGAATTTGTTTTTGAAGGGTATTTTGATATCACATGCACCTTCAGGACGAAAAGAATATGGATAGGTGATGATCATTACATTGAGTAGCTTTTTGAAGATGAAACCGCAATTAGCTATTTTTGAAACATGGACCTAAAAGACATACAAATAAAAGAACTTATCCCGGCGGACTACAACCCCCGATACATTTCTGATGATGCCTTTGAAGAACTATCAAAACCATATTCAAAAATTAATGCGTCATTAGCATAAACAGGCGAGAAACAGAGGAGATATGCCAGGAGGAAATAAAAATATAAAGCCAGAAGATGGAGTACAGTTTAAGCCGGGCGAAAGTGGAAATCCTGCCGGTAGGCCACCTAAACTACTCAACCAGCTTAATGCCGAGCTAAAAGAGCAGGGGTATAAGCCGTTGAAGGAATCGCAGATCATAGAGGCATACCTATTAATGCTTAACATGAAACGCGGGGACATTCAAAAACTCGCTACAAGTGGTGAAGTTCCGGCTATATTTGAGATCGCAGCTAAGGGTATCGGCGGCAAGCGCGGGCTGGATGCCGTTGAGAAGCTACTGGAGCGGGCAATAGGCAAGGCGCAGCAACGTGCAGACATTACCAGCAAAGGCGAAAAGATAAATGATATTGATTATTCAAAGCTATCAGATGAGGTATTAGATGAACTCCTTGCCGCGCGTACCGACGAAAAAAGTAGTAGCTGAAAAATGTAAACGATCATTCTATTTTTTCTTCAAAGAATTTTGGCCCGTTATTGAACAGGAAGCATTTATAGATAACTGGCATGTCGAATATCTCTGTAATGAATTGCAGGAGGTAGCCCAGCGCGTATTCGACCGGCAGCCAAAAGCCTATGATCTTATCATCAACATTCCGCCCGGTTCTACGAAATCCACAATAGCAACCGTAATGTTCCCAGCTTGGTGTTGGGCAAGAGACCCAGAAATACGCACGATATCAAGCTCATACAGTCATTCACTTTCTATCGACCACGGCGTAAAGTCAAGAGACCTTATCACCAGCGACAAATATAGGGATTATTTCAATGTACGCCTTAGAGACGATCAGGCAGCGAAAAGCAGATATAAAAACACCAGCGGCGGCGAAAGAATCACAACTTCGATCGGTGGATCTGTTACCGGTCAACATGGGCATTTCATCATCCTGGATGATCCGATTAATCCTAAAAAAGCTGTCAGTGATGCCGAACGAAACTCTGCTAATGACTACATTGATACTACAATCAACACTCGGAAAGTGGACAAGGAGGTTTCTGTAACAATTCTTATCATGCAGCGGCTACACCAGGATGATCCCACCGGCCACATGTTGGCAAAAGGAGGCAATGTAAAGAATATATGCTTGCCGGGGGAGCTATCGGACAATGTTTCACCTACCGAACTGAAAGAAAACTACATTGATGGCCTTCTCGACCCACGGCGTCTTTCACAGAACGTACTTGACGAACTGAAATTAGATTTAGGCAGCTACGGCTATTCAGGGCAAATCCAGCAATCACCAAGCCCGATGGGCGGTGGAATATGGCAGAAGTGGTTTATCCCGGTTCCAGATAATAAGATGGATGATATCATTGGAAGCCTTGTAAAGTACGGCACGGACTGGGACACAGCATATACCGAAAAACAAGGAAACTCTGCAAGCGCATATGTGACGGGGGGGAAAAAAGACAACGACGTGTATATTGACTGGATAGGGTACGCATTCAAAGAATTTCCGGATCTCATTAAGTACATGGCCCAGCAGTCCGCGCCGCACTACATTGAAAAAAAAGCCTCCGGAAAATCAGCAAAACAGACGCTAACAAACGAGGGTATAAACGCGATTGAGGTCGATGTATCCGGCGGCGATAAGATAGCACGGGCGCGAATGGCAACCCCTGCCGCTGAGGCTGGTCGTGTTTTCGTGCGAAAGAGTCAGCTCAATATGTTATATTATGATGAAAAGCAAGGGGTACTGAAATTCCCTAACGCTTCCCATGATGATTTGGCTGATGCACTTTCACAATCAATACAGCGGCTAACAAAACCACAATTAGGATTCGTATGAGCATATTTGATACACTCAACCCGGCGCGGAAAACACAGCCGGTAACACAAAAAGAATTGTCGGGATTTTCAGGCAGTAATGGGTTCAACATTTCATTTACCAGCGATTCTTTCGATATAAGTAACGCGAGCCTGTACCACAAAGGTTATAAATCCAACCCCTATGTATATGCCGTAGTGAGCCGCCTATCGTTCCTTATGGCGCAAATTCCGTTCAAAGTAAGTAAGATCACAGATGTAAGTAAGCAAGCGAAATATAAGGGGATGACATGGGAGCAGAAAACAAGCCGCAAGGGGCAACTACTGAAAGAAGAAGCCATTGAGGACGTCCCGGGGCACCCGCTGCAGGAGATTCTCGACTATCCCAATAATGAGATGGAAGGCTTCGAATTTCGCCAGGCGCTATACATTAATAAGCTATTAACCGGAAACGCCTACGGGCAAGCCATGCGGCGAGATGAAAGGCCCCCCACGGAATTATGGGTACTGCCGCCTATGGCTGTCACACTTCAAAGCAGTGGAAATTTTTATAACAAGGTGAAAAGCGCACGGTTCAGCTGGAATGCGACACAAAAAGAAATTGAGTCACAAAACCTTTTTCATTCCAAATACTACGATCCTATGGGGAGTGTATATGGACTAAGCCCCCTGGTCGCCGCACGAAAAGCCATTCAGCAGGTGAACGCCGGTGATGAGCATAATGCCGCACTACTGCAGAACGGCGCAAAACCGGAGTTTATAATTATCGTGCCGGACGGTACAACTGATGAGCAGAAAGAGAACCTGAAAGAGCGGTTTGTTCATGAATACGGCGGCAAGTACAAAGGTACGATGAAGCCTATTGTAGCCGATGAGTCATTTATGCGTATTGAACAACTTGGCTACACGATGAAGGATATGGACTGGCAGGCTTCACAGCTGAATAACATGCGAAAAGTTTACGATGTTTACGGCGTAGGAAGTGAAATCTTTAACGACCCCGAAAATAAGATTCAGGCCAATAAAGAAGAAGCTATACGGAGCCTGTACACGGATAGGGTGCTTCCGGAAGCGGATAACTTTAAGGGTGAATTTGAACGTTTTCTGCTACCTATGTACCCCGAAGATAATCTTATGATAGCCCTTGATACGTCCGCCGTTGCTGCTCTTAATGAAGAACGCAATAAGATTGCCGAACGTATGGAAAAGGTGGACTACTTCACCGAGAACGAAAAACGCGCCGAGATGGGAGCCGAACGTATAGATGAAGAATGGGCCGATATGGTATGGAAAGACGCCCGAAAGGTGCCGGCGCAATCATTGGGTGATGTACAGCTTGAAGATGCAAAGGAAATATATAATTTTGACGAAATAAAACTTAATGGATTGGCCCATGCCCATAAGTGAAACAGAAAAAGAGCTACTATGGAAGCGAACCGAAGGCGACCGCAAAAAGTTTTTTCCGGCCGGCGTCCGTACCATGGCAACCGCACTTTCAAAAGCCGTGCAGCCGGTACGGGATGTGATTCAGCACTTCACATCTACAGCTAATCTAATCGAACAAGCCCCGAAAAAAATTAATGTTAATGCTATCCGGAAGGGGTATTTAGATTTGTATCTGGGTACGCTTCCGAAATTCGCTGAGCAGAGCTACCAAAAGCTGAAAAATGCCACCGAAAAAGATGATCACCTGGACGATTGGTGGTTTGAATACACGCGCCGATATGTGCAATATGAGATTGAAGATCGAATTGTAGGCGTTGGTAAGACAACAGAAAATCGCATACGGACTATCCTATCGAAAGCTATTGACGATGGCCTATCTATTGATGATGTATCTGATCAGCTGGACGAATTGGGCCTTGACGAAATAATCAGCAGCCGCAGCAGCGTGATTGCTCGGACGGAGATTATCAACGCATCAAACAAAGGTTCCATAATGGGCGCACGCTCAACGCGCCTGAATTTGGAAAAGGTATGGATACGGACTTACGATTCGAGGACAAGAGATGAACACACGATTGAGGAAACCGTGCCAATCGACCAGCCGTTTATCAAGACCGGCGAAGAATTGGACTATCCCGGTGACCCATCCGGGAGCGCATGGAATATTATCCAATGCCGGTGCTCAGTGGCTTATCAGACAAAATAAAAGTCTATATTTATTTTGTAATTACAATAATATCTTGTATATTGATGTAAGGAAAGAAACCGAAACCAAACTTACTGATTATGACCTACTTCAAAACAGAACACAAGCAAACAGGAAAAATTGAAATTTATGATAAGATCGCTGTTGGAATGAATAGTGATCTGCAAGTCATTGAGGAAGTGAGTAAAGAAGAAAATGACAATAATACAATGCAATTGACCGATAAAAAAGAGAAAAGTACTTCTAAAAATAAAACCAACGGCGGACGCACCACCCGATTAGGATACGGAGAAGATGAAGGCGAACGGCAGGAAATTCGATTAGGCGGACGGAAATAAACCAAAACCAAACCAACACTATTATGTACAAATACGCAGGAATGTTATTTCTAAACGAATATGCTGCACAACGCACGAGCATACGTGAGTTTTTCTATGACGGGGTTATCCCCGAGGATGATAAATCGGAAGAAATAGCCGATCTACTTATAGAAGCAGACTGGGATATCCCAGGCGGATATGAGGATAAGGATGAGCTAATAAGTTTGATTGATCAAGCAAAAGAGGATCAGAAATTAATATGACTGACGCACAACTAATGAAAAGCACACGAAAAGCTTTAGGATTGACCCAAACGGAGATGGCAAAAAAACTGGGGTATGCACACCAGCAGAGTATATCCTACATAGAGCGGGGCGCTGCCAACCTGATTGGGCCGGCGCGTATAGCATTGCAATGTATTAGAAAACACGAAACCAATAACCAAACATAAAAAACCAATATTATGGAAAAAGAAACCAAAGAAATAGGATGCGCAGGATTTTTTGTCCTTATAGTAATTATTATTGCAGTATCATTCGTTTGGCCGTCCGGTGATTCAGACACCACCCAGGCTCAAAAGGTTGAGCAAAAAGACAGCAGACAGATAGAAAAAGACAAAAAAATCATTAAAAACTTAATGGGTACTTTTCGTGAAACAAATCTTTTGAAAAAATCTGATGGGCCTGGCCGGACATACTATCTGAACGGGACCATGTGGTACCTGATGAACGCACAGCAAAAAGAAAATTCCGTTACATGGCTTGCCCGTGATGCAGGATATTTCCATAGCAATGTAAATCAGGCAGTTGGCATAACCGTAAAAGACTGGCAATCCGGCAAAACGATTGCTGAATACAGTGTATTTTCAGGGGTAACGATAATATGACAATAATCGCAATAATTTGTATCGTATTAGCAACTATTTACTCCATATATAAATTGGAAAACAATTATGAAGATTAAAATATTATTAGTGGCATTGTTAATATTTCCCATCATTACACAGGCGCAGGTGAATATAACCCGAACACAGGGAACCGGTTACTTTATTGAAACTCAGGACGGTGACACTCTGAACTTGCGAGGGGCTACACCCTTCTACAATAGCTACCATACAGCGTATGTAGATGCTATTGACTACTCGTCCAATAATGGAATCCAGGTGAATGTTCGATCTAATATAGAAGATCGGGTAACGGCCTATCTGTATAATGAAGATATATATATTGAAGAAGTTCAAAGAGCAGATCATAATGATCTGTTCAAAAATGTGTCTTGGAGTTTGGAAATTCATAAAGACTCAACGAGATCTATCAGCTTTGTCATTGAAACCGAAGAAACGGAGCTCGACACATTATATACAGAAATAAGATGTGGCAGCGAATGGGTGGAAAATAATATGTTTGTTCAGCCGGCCGCTAAATTGATGTATGGTATTATGTGGGACTGCAGCTCGCCATTAACATATCAGTTTACCGCTACTAACGTTGATGGCTGGGAGGAGACTATTACAAAAAGCTATCCGGTATGGATGAGCACTTACAGCGGTTATCAACCTACTTACTCACTTCTCTGGGGCAATATGACATGGGATATATGGAATGGCATCTTGTCAATGAAGCTTGATCAGAGAAATATAGCCCGGATAAAAAGTGAATTAACTCCATTACACCGAAATATCAGGGTCGAAGTTACTGAGGTTGTAGATAGCACACATACCACCGGTGTTCACTTTGCCTTGCGAACATCTGAGATTCCAGAAGAACACTCCGTAGAAACGTATTTAAATCAAAATGGAATGGGTGTATCCATATTCAGTAATGGTACCTGGAGTAACCCGATAAATTTTCCAGTCCAATGGGAGTATCATGTACCCATTACATATACAATTACACTTGTAGACGATACCATATCAGTACTGGCAAATGGAGAGACCTATACGTATCAGAGTGAATTAATATCATCCACTCCTGCCGGATACTTATCTATAGGGTCTACCGGCGCCGGTACATACACGATCAAAAGTATAGAAACAACAATCTTAGAATGATCTTGTTAACCGAAAAAGTTTATCTGAATGTAATTAGAACGCTTTGCTGGAAGTATGGAATTAGCATAGAATTAGCTACAGAGTGTGTGCATTCATCTATAGCAAATACAAATATGAACACGCTTAATAACATTAATAACCCTTCGGGCTATCTATATGTCGCGGCTAAACACCATTTATTTGATTGGGATAATAAAAAACCATTACTTTTTGTTGACCCTGAAACTATTTACAGGGTACCAGAACCGGAATCAGAAATTGAAGAAGAATTCCATGATATTGATTTTGAATCAATAAGCCGGAAACTAACAACTATACAAAACCGTTTGTACCGATTAATCTGTGAGGGATATACGCTTAAAGAAATAGCAGAAATAGAAAACTTAGCGTATAATTCTGTTGCAGCGCGCCGGCGAAAGTTGATTAATCGAATAAGAAATTTAAGCCCTGATGAAAAAGAGCAAGACAGTTCTAACTATCGGCACCTTCTTTAGTTATTCTATCAACATTTTCAATGTTTTCCCGTTCAAGTTCTCGCCTCAACAAGTACCGCACCAGCCCACTAATAGACATGTCATTCCGTTGCGCCAGTTTATGCACCCTTGCCTTAAATGAGGGCGTTGCTCTGAAATGTATTTTTTCTTTTTTTTGTGTAGCCATATGACTGTAAGATAGTTTTTTCGGCTTAAAGTAGCAAGCCCAAGTCCTATATTAAGCCAACAGGCATTTCAAGACAATCCGCATATATGCTACTCAAGCACTCAAGCACTCAAGTAAAAGATCTAAATTCTGAAAAAGGCATCGTAGAAGCATATGCCAATGTTTACGGCAACGAGGATTCAGACGGAGATATTTCCGTTCCAGGTTGTTTCAAAAAGACAGTAGAAGAACAGCGGCGGCGGATTCGTGTGTTCAAAGATCATGATCGGTACACGACATTGGGCGTTCCGCTTGAAATAGATGCCGGCGATTCATTCGGATTGCGGACGGTGACGAAATTCAATATGCAAAAAGACGTAAGCCGTGATATGTTCACGGATATAAAGCTATTCTTAGAAAATGATCTCAATGCCGATCTATCCGTAGGCGTAATCCCGATTGAACGCGATAGTAAAGATCAGCGCAAGGTATTACAATGGAAACTCCGCGAATATTCTTTCTTATCAAGCTGGGGTGCCAACGATTTATCGACAGTACAGAATTTTAAGACCGAAGATCAAAAGCAGAAATTGATAAAAATTATTACAGAGGCTTATGATCTTGATTATTCTGATCAGCGTCTGAAAGAAATTGAGAAGCATCTAATTGCACTTGATGATAATCAAGCCGCACCGGTAATCAGTGAGGCCGCCCAGGGGCACCTATCTGACACATTAGAATTAACACTATTAAATCACATAACATTATGAGTACAGAAAACGAAGAAAATGGCGCCCTTGACAAAGTAAAGGAACGCGCAAAGCAGATTGATGAGAAAATTGAAAAAGTAAACCTGGCGGCTGTTGAAGCGGCAAAAGGAGCTGTCGATGATAAAATGGAAGGCACTAACGCAAAATTTGACGATCTCAAAGCGTCGCTGAAAGAAGATATTGAAGGATTCAATGTCGCTCTTGACAAATTGAAGGCCGAGCAAGAGAAAATGCAAATGCCAGGCGTTGGCAGTCAGGATTATTTTGCAAAGGCATTGCAGGATAACGAAGAATCGCTAAAGGACATGCAGAATAAAAGCAAGGCTAAAAGTCTCAGCATTAAACTGGACGCTGGCTTTCTTGGTAAAGCAACCATGACCACAACCGATTCTCTTGGTGATCCGCTTATTATTCCACGGCAACGCACATCACAGATGCCTATATATGACCCGGAAGCACGCCCACTGCGGGACTTTTTCAATGTAAGTCCACTTTCTTCAAATCAGACGGAATGGCCCATTGAGGATAGTTACGACATGCAAGCTGGCGCTGTACCTTCGGACGGAACCACAGTCAAGCCCGAATCGACCATCACATGGGCACTGGAAACACGGCCTGTACGCACGATTGCGCATACCGGACGCCTTCATAAAGACCTGATGGCTGACATGCCAATGCTGCGAAACTACCTTAGCGTACGTTTCCGCGATGGACTTTTCCGAGAGGAATCACGGCAGCTGATCAAAGGTACTAATGCAAATAACGAGCTTTTGGGTCTTGTCAACACCGAAACTCATGTTCCGTTTGATTCTGCCAGCTTTCAGGCTGCATTGAGTGGAACCGGAATTGCTCTAGCTGATGCCAACTATTTCGATATTCTTGATTACGCCCGTACTAAACTGCGGCTTAATCAGTATAACGGAAATCAAATTCTTGTCAATCCTGTAGCCGGATTTGTGTTCAATCACACCGTAGACAGTCAGGGCGGGTATCTGATGAATGGCGCTAACTGGTCTATGATAAGCCAGCTGATGAACGAAAGCACCTACATTGACGAAGATGTATTCTATGTCTTTGACGGGCAACAGTCCGGAACCATCTACCAGCGTGAAAACGTAACGGTAGATTTCTCATATGAAGATCGCGACAACTTCATTAAGAACCTGGTAACGATCAGGGCTGAAATGCGCGAAGTGTTCGTAGTTGAACGGCCGACCGCTGTCATTCGTGGCACATATAGTGCAGCCACTTCAACAACTTAACAATTTACTCCGGGGGTCATTTCGACTCCCGGATTAATTATTAACGCCCGTTTATATGAAAAAGATAAAAATTAATCGTTCAATAAATCACGGTGGAAAAATGAATGCCGCTGGAGATGTTATCGAAGTTGGTGACAAATACGCGGATGCTCTTATCGCCGCCGGACAAGCTGAAAAGTTGCTCAAGCAAAGAAGTATTGATGATAAAACCGTTGTAGAACTGAATGAAATGGCCAAAAATGTAGATCTGAAAGGCTATTCAACAATGAGCAAGAAGGAACTGCTCAAAGAATTGAAAAAAGAATATGATACAAAAGAGTTAAAAGAACCGTATGAGACGAAGTAGGCATATATCGACAAGCTACACACCTACAACGGAATTGACGGTTTCTGTTGAGGAAGCCAAGCAGTATGCCAAGATTGATTATTCTGTCGATGATGCTATTATTGAAAGCCTTATCATGGCCGGACAAGAGGCATTTGAGTCATTAACTGGGAAAGTTATACGGCCTCAGACGATAACGGAACTGACCCGAGGATATGGGCATACCAACACTTTTTTTCCATTGTGGGGGCCGTTAAGTACCATCATAAGTATAACAGATGAATATGATGAAGATGTTGACTTTTCCGAGCAATCAGCCAGCATTGACTATAATTATCAGGGTATCATCACACTTGTATATGAGACCGGTCTTTTTACAGGGAGCACTATTGGCAATGAATTTAAGATCGGATTGTTAAAATGGATAGCATCGAATTATAATGACCGTGAAGATTTGGCATTAGACGCGACCGTGGATGAGATGCCGAACAGCTCACAGTCCCATTGGCTGAAATATAAAACCTACACGATATAAATGGCATTAACAGCCGCACATAAAAAGAATACAGGTCAATTTGATTGCCTTGTAACACTTCAGCACTATGTATCGGATGAATCGACCGGCGGCGGTGATGGACTTGGCGGCGGCGGTACCTATACCGGCGGCGGTGAGTGGATAGATACTGCCGAAATATGGGCTAATATACAGACGATCAAAGGATATGAACGACTGAAATTAGATGCACAGGATTCAACTGTCGATTCTATTATTGAATTACGCTATCAGGATTTTGAGATCAACGCTGAATCAAGAATCATTTTTAAAAACAGAAAATATAATCTCCATTATGTGATAAATCAGGATGAGCAGAATTTCTATTTTCAAATAGCGGCAAGCCATGAGATATTATGAAAGTACGGATCTCAGGCATAAAACAGGCTGTAAAGAACTTGGATGATTTTGGTCAGACTGTAACCGAGAAGCTTGAAGATGCGACCGATGAAGCGGTTATAAATGTAGAACGGGTAGCAAAAAAGAATGTTCGCGTTGATACCGGTCGGTTACGCTCAAGTATTCATCCTGTATTTACTAATTCAAGTGATACGAATTTCGGTTATACCGATAAAAAAGGCAATAATTTCGATGGATCAACGAATGAAAAGACAAAAACTGATGAAGCGTTTGTTGTAACAAATGTAGAATATGCTCAGAGCATAGAGGATTTAGATCCGTTCTTATTTCCTGCGTGGGAAGCCGAACGCCCTCAATATATAAAGCGCATTAAGAAAATCCTTAAAAGATGAAAGATGCACGGTTGGCCATACATAGCGCTTTCTATTCCATGCTTTCGGGGAATGTTACCATTGGCGGAAATGTCGTGCCGGTGATTGACGAGGGCGGTGATGATGATAGCGGGTACCCACAGGTAATGTTTGGAAGCTGGACAGAGGTCGATGATAGCGACAAAACCAGTTTTGGTAGTGAATATACCTTTGTTACAAAAGTTTGGGATCAGACAGATCAACCAGAATACAGCCGGATGAATATTTACGATATTTTAGGGCAAATTAAAGGTATTATACGTGTACGCCCTACGAATGAAGCCACGCCGTTTAATCTGCAGGATTTCAATATAATTTCGTGCATCATAGAATCGGCTAATACGCTTCCAAAATCACGGACGGACACGCATTTAGTTTGGGGCGAGATGATTCGATGGCGTTTAAAATTAGAAGAATTATGACCTTTATAGAAGGGATTTTTTTATGTTAATTTTATTGACCGTTATGACTACAAAAATTACAGAGATAGGAGTGATTCTCGGGTTATGGCTTGTGTCGCAGATAACGCCGCAAGCAGAAAGTGTGTTCGGAATGCTCTTGGAGTATGGCGTTTCTTTTGCGCTTTTGGGATTAATTGCATTAATATTTTATAGGGAATGGAAAAGTTCAGATGTTTATAATAAAACCAGAGATAAGGCGCTTGAAGGACTTATAAAAAATAATACCGAGGCCATGAGCAATACCAAAAGAGCCATTGACAGCATGAGGGATGAGCAGAAGAATTTTCGGCAAGAATTAAGGAATATACATGGACTGGTGAAAGACAATACGTCTCTTATACGTGAATGGAGGAAAAGTGATTAATTCCATAGACAGAATTACAGCCGCAGAGTTTGGCCGAATTATCGAGGGTAAAATAAATCTATCCGATTACGATAAGCTGAAGCATATTGATTA